CGAGTACGACTTTGAATTTGAGATTCCCATGTCGGAGCTCACGAAAGACACGGAACAACTGAGGGCGCAGCGCCAGGAGCTTGCGGCGAGGCGGGTCGATCAGATCAACAGCGACCCCGCCAAAAACCCACAGGGAATCAAGGTGGGCGAGGAGGTCTTGTTCGTGCTGGTGGATGGTTCGACACCGCCCGACATGAGCCCAGACGGAGCCGTGGGAACGGTGCGTAGAATCCGACCCGTTTCCAACAAACTCGTCGCCACGGTGGAGTTCGACGCCGATAAGAGCCTCTCCGCCCACGCAAGGAGGTACGCCCGCTTCTACAGCTCGCTGGACTGGGACCTCAAGGGGACCAGGAGTATCCAACTCAAGAAGTTCAGCCCCCAAGCCAAGGAGGAATACGAGAGGCGCTCTTCCCAGCCTGCGCCCTCGCAGGCCACATCTCCGCAACCAGAGAGCCCAGCGGCCCCAGCAGCCGCTGTATCGGCGGAGAGGCCCCAAGAGGCCGGCAGGCCTCCGAGAATTCAAAGGGTGGCCCAGCGCGAGCGCGAGCTCGCCGACATGATACAGGCCAACCTCCAGAAGTCAGTTGTCCAGCAGCTCATGCGTGACCCCCGCAACGCGTATGGGGTCAAGCCTGGCGACGAAGTCGAGATCATGACGCAGGAGGAGGCCGACGCTGCTGGCGTGAGCAACCTCATCGATTACTCCGTCAGACCAATCCTTGGCAGGAAAGGCCTGGTCATCGACCTGTCCATGCGGAATTTTGACATGAGGATCATGGCCTACATCAAGGTCAAGAGATCGACGATAGAGCAAAACGTACCTATCGGGTTGATCAAGGCAGAGGAGTCCGAAAGGAGCCGTGTCCGAAGGGAAAGGGCAGAGCGGAGGGCGCAATACCGGGCTGGGCTCATATCGGGCGAATTAACGGGTGGGCGAAACATAGGCGACGTTGTAACGGTCCAGTCGGGACCCCATGCGGGCAAGCGTGGCAGAATATTCAGTTGGCGCGCCTCGAACAACAACTACTACGCCAACATAGACTTGATGACGACACCCGAAACCCCCACGGGAGGAAGGATCAGCGTCAACGTGAGGCTTCTTGCTCCAACGACGGAGTCGCGAATGCCGCAAATTGAAACCAGCGGTAGAGCTTTTGGCTTCGGCAGCTTTCTGATGTGGCGTCGCTCGTATAATTGACAAGGAGACGCCATGAACGACAAGCACTTAAGGTTGGTAGCCGCATTTGAGCAGGCGGGGGCATTCCTCAACGTGTTCTCTGCTTTTCTATTCTCCTACCACAAAGACCTCTGCAACGCAGGGTTCCGTCCCGAGGAATCACTTGCGCTCGTTAAGGATATGCAGAGAATCATGTTCGGAAATGCTTTCAAGGAGTTGGGTCCTGACGTTGATGACATGGAAGAGTGATGCCAGTAAAGCAAGCAATCATCTGGAGGCACGACCTCAACTGCCGTCTCGGCAAAAAGATGGCCCAGGCAGGCCATGCGGCCTGTGCGACCTTCTTCAGGAGCATGGATGGCTTCGTTGACGCCGACGGCAACGCACACTTCAGGATGACGCCAGCGCAGTTTGAGTGGTATCTCGGCAGCCAGAAGAAGATCGTTTTGCGCGTCGACTCTGAAGCCGACCTCCTACTGCTCCACCAGCGAGCCAAGGAGTTGGGTCTACCCTGCACGCTGATAGTCGATGATGGGTTGACCGAGTGGGACAGGCCAACTACCACCTGCCTCTCTATCGGCCCCGAAGAGGACAGGCTCATAGATGAGCTTTGCGGCGAAAAGGGGCCTTTGGGCAAGCTAAAGCTTCTCTAGAGCCTTAAAGAGGTGATGAGGCAGCAGGCCATGATTCCGGCGATGAATCCCAAGAGGAAAATCTCCGCCGCATAAATGTACTTTTTCACGGGGCAACTCCTGGATCCCCGCAATTTTAACTGGAAATCCTACATAGTTGTAGGGGGATTCATGCTTGCTCAAAGGAAGGTGCTGGTCCTGAACAAATCCTGGCGCGCCATAGGGATCGTTTCCCTTGAGAAGGCTTTGCACAAGGTCTTCGCCTCATACGCAGACGGCACCCCGAAAGCCAGAATCATAGATCCGGTTCATGACTTTGCGATGTTCAGCTGGGAAGACTGGTCAAAGATGAGGCCCAAGGAGGGCGAGGAAGGAATCCGCACGGTGGATGCAATATTCCGCATCCCAGAGGTTATCCAGTTTACGCGATACGACAGGATCCCGCAGAACAAGGTCCACTACAACAGAAGAACCATCTACCGGCGCGACGGCTTCTGCTGCCAGTATTGCGGCAAGAAAAAGAACTCATCGGAGCTCAGCCTCGATCACGTCGTTCCACGCTGCCAAGGCGGGCTGACAAATTGGACAAATATCGTCGTCGCCTGCACCTCATGCAACTCCAAGAAAGCCGGGCGAACGCCCGAACAGGCAGGCATGAAGCTGAAGCGCCAGCCGTACAAGCCAAAACACAACTTCCTATGCGAGGATATTCGTGTAGACTCTTGGCAGGCATTCCTCGGCCAGGCCTATTGGCTGACAGAGCTTGAGAACGACATGGGCTGACGCATGCTCAAGGAAATCTTGCGCGAGAACTTCGGCAAGCTGACGTTCATCTATGCGATAATACTCGTTGAGTTTGCGCTTTTCGCCTCCGTCCCTTACATGACGGGGCTTGCGATAGATGAGCTTATCGCCGGCAGAATGGGGACGCTCTACCTTTACGGGTTCATACTGCTTCTGTCTTTGGTTATTGGCGGCGCAAGGCGCCTATATGACACAAGGGTTTTCGGTAGAATCTACACAAAAAGGGCCAAGGCGATAATCGATGCTCTGCGCCAGAGCGGGCTTGATCAGAAGAGAATCATATCCAGGTACGGGTTGGTGGGAATCTACAGCGACTTCTTTGAGTACCAACTGCCATCCATCATGAACGTGGCCGTAGGAATGGTCGTGTCGGTGGGAATGATCGCCTACCTTCAGCCGTGGCTTTGCGTCTTCGTGTTACCTGGGATTGGCTGTCATTTGTACTTCCATTCCCTAACTGCCGCCTTGACGCAAAAGCGCGAATACGAACTTCAACACAGCCGTGAGGATATAAGCCACGCTTTGGCCGACGGAAAGGAGTGCGGTTCGCTTTTGGATAATCAGATGGTGACTTTGATCAAGAAGTCGGACCTAGAATCAGCTGGTTGGTCATTCGCAGACCTGATCAGCATAGTGGTTGAGCTTGGCTGCCTGCTCATAGTCACGAAGACTGGCCTTACTCCCGGCGAGATCGCTTCTGTTCTCCTTTACCTTTCCAGCTGCATGGCCAAGTCGCAACTCGCATATAGTTTTTTCCATATGATGAAGCTCATGCAGATGACAGATGACCTTTTGCTTCCATCAGAGCAGGGTAAAGAGGACGAACTCAACTGACATGTGTTCGTGCGGGAACTGCTCTCCAGAGGCGTATTCTGGTTGGTTGCTTTGCTTCCACTTGGTCAGTATTCTTCGCCTGAGTCTTTCGTCTATAGAGAATATCCGCTCAACATCCGACGACACTACTTCTTCGCGAACGACGCTGAACCCCTGCTCCTTGAAAAGCCGCCTGTATGACTCCAGGGGGTTGAGCAGCTTGTGCGTGGTTTCGGTCTTTATGCCCATCTTTGCCAGCTCCTCCTCGGAGAAGACTAGGTGGACGAAAGCCTTGTTGGCGCTCTCGTGCGCGTGCGCGCCATGTCTGGAAGTCCAAGGGTGGCACTTGATGTAAACTCTGCATGCGTCAGACATTACGGACTTTATCTTTTTCAGTGAGTCCTCGAGTGTCTGGTCGTGGTCCAGCACGTCGTTGAGCATGATGACGTCGAAGGGGCCACGGGACGATGCGTCATCCCACTCTGTGGTCAGGTGCAGCTTTGAACTGGGATCGAGGTGAAGCCAGTTTTTGGATCGAAGGTCGTACCCGACTGCTATTTTCGGCCCGTAGACGCTTGCCACAAGCGAGGCTGCGCATCCGTCCCCGCACCCGTAATCCAGAAAGCTTTTGTTTTCTAGATCTGCGGCGATGAGCGAGTTAAGTATTAGGGACGCGCGCTTGAGTCTGTCTTGTTTTGATTCGCACTTCGCCATGCTGTCGTCCACGGCCAAGGGCCATGAGTCGCTTTTCATCAGAAGCCTTAGCTCCGTGAACTCCCTTACGCTGTCCTCCTCGCTGAGTATCAGGGGCTTTGAGTCCGACTCGTACTTGAGAATTCCATGCAGGTAGCCTGCAATCTCCTCTAGCTGCTCGATATACCGTCTTATTTTCTGGTGTTCCATTGCTGCCGCCTTTGCACTCACTTATTGAAGTATGGAACAGTTTGATTTCGGGAAAATGATCGCCCTCGGGGTGGTCATGGACGTTTCCAAGCGTAAGGAGGGCAAGGAGAGCTTGCACTTTCTGCTGCGTCGCGAGCTGATCAGACTTATACAGAGGGAGCAGGAGTATATCAGAGTTTTTCTACATGGTTCGCAGATTGATAGGATTCCAGATACTCCTGGTCATTGCATATCAAGAATCACCGATTCAAGGCCTGATGAGTTCAACGTGGGCTCGGCGCTCAGGCAGACCGCTTGGTTGATATGCAAGTATCTTGAGGACTGTGACAGGCACGTGATGCTTGTGACAGACAGGTATGGAGGCAGAGGTGGCGACCAGTACGACGTCGCCAGCCAGGTCAGGGAGTCCATGATGATTGACTGTTGCGTGCACGTCTTGACCGTGGGTCCATACTGCCATGCAAACTTGCAAAGTTTTCTAAATCCCGAGAGTAGTTTTTCCCAAGTCAGGGACTCCGCTGGCTTCGGCAAGTACCTAGAGAGGTTTTCATGTCAGACAAAACGCTGAAAAGCAACTTCCAGACCAACCCCTTCTACCAAAGCCTTGTGGAGATCATCATCCCTTTCCACAACCAGCACAGCATGGTCGCCAAGCTGTACACCGATGTCTTTGCCACCGTGAGGACGAACCGCTTCGTTCTGACTCTAGTAGACGACGCATCGAAAAACCCCCACTTTATAAACGACATCAAGAACAAGAAGGTGGCCGGCGTCCGCACTTTCCGCAGCGACGAGCACAAGGGTTTCGGGGCTGCCGTAAATTTGGCCCTCAAGAACCCGCCGACGCGCAAGGTGCCTTTCGTCTGCGTGCTGCAATCCGATGTGCGCCTCAAGGACACAACTTGGCTGTTCAACCTCGGCACCTCCTTGATAACCCTCAAGGATGCCGGGGTAAAAATGGTTTCCCCCACAACCAACAATCCTTTGAGCGATATAGCCGAGCTGATGGCCGAAGGCCCCTCGGAGTCCCCCCCCAAAGAGTTGGCCACGGGCTACTTGCCGATGTATTCGTTCATGGCCCACAGGCAGTTGTTCGCCGCCGTCGGCCCTCTCAAGGAGAATCCATACGCTGGAGGCGAGGCTGAGGACTACGCAAAAAGGATGGCTGAAAAAGGCTACAAACAGGGCTTATGCCCTGCCAGTTGGGTGTCTCATGAGGGAAGAGGGACTTTGCGTTTGTACGATAACGACAAAAAGGCCCAGCAAATCTTGCGAAAAAACCAAGATGGCGTTCTTGGTGCGGCCGAAAAGGTTGTCGAAGAAAATATATAGGATAGAACCTATCTCTAACTATGGAGACACCACCATGGGATTCCGATGCCAGAAAGACGACGGCAGTTTTACAACCACCACTTGGAAGTTCTACACCGCCAAGTGCACAAGGATTCAGCAGTCTTTGGGCATTTGCTCCGGCGTGAGCGGCGCATGGGTGCCTGCCATCACCGTCTGCAATCTTCGCCTTTTCTAATCGATTCTGAAAATTGATATTCCAGAGGGGTCTGCGGTTGAACTGCAGACCCCTCTTCTTTTACAATGTCTTGACATCGGAACATGGTTGATGTTAGAAGGTCCCACATGCGTTACCTCAGTGTTTGCTCAGGTATTGAATGCGCCACAGTGGCTTGGCACAGCCTAGGCTGGACTCCCGTGGCTTTCTCGGAAATCGAGCCGTTCCCCTGTGCAGTCCTCCAACATCACTATCCAAACGTCCCCAACTGGGGGGACATGACCAAGTGGAGAGAATGGCCAGATGCAGAAATCGACCTCCTCGTCGGCGGGACGCCCTGCCAAAGCTTCTCGGTCGCCGGGCTCCGGAAGGGGCTCGAGGACGCCCGAGGAGGACTTATGCTTGACTTTGTTAACATCGCTCAACGTTACAAACCTCGATGGGTGCTTTGGGAAAACGTCCCCGGAGTTCTCACAAGCAACGGAGGAAGGGATTTTGGCACCCTCCTCGGGTCGCTGGCAAACCTGGGGTATCAGTACGGATACAGGGTGCTGGACGCTCAGTGGGTCCGAACACAACAGTTTCCCGGTGCCGTCCCCCAACGAAGACGTCGTGTGTTCGTTGTCGGATATCTTGGAAGTGACAACCGTGCCGCAGAGGTACTATTTAACGGCGAGAGCTTGCGCAGGGATCCTACGGCGCGCCGCTGCTCGACAAAAAACCTTGCCCCCAATGCTGCAACAGGCGCTGTCGGCTGTGGCAGGCAATCTGGAGGCGGGCCAGGGGGAGACTGCGGAGGAGTCGGATCAGCAGAGCCAGACCCCGGCGGAGGACTGATGTTCGCCCACGCAGTCTCGGGCAACGGGAAAGAGGATAGGGAGCCCGAGGAGATCACGCCAACCCTCAAGGCCAGAATGGGGACAGGGGGCGGCAACGTCCCCCTGACCATGTACCAGCGAAAATGAAATGACCGAACCCAACAGCCGCCAGAACAAGAGCCATTGGGACGGTGAGGAGTTTGCCCATCCGACCCTATGTGGGTGCGCCAGGGGCAGCGGCGGCATAGGCATGAGCAACCAGGAGGTCTTCGGGCAGAGGGGCGGCTCCCTAGTTCCCTGCGTGTCCTATGCCTTTGAGCCTGGCATCATGCGCAGGAAGGGCGGTCATTACTGGGAGGAAGTCAGCGGCACCCTCAGGGCCTGCCCGGGCGACAACCAGATGGCCGTCGTCAGTTGCCCTGTTTCGGACGTCGTAGGCCCACTGGCATGCAACACAGGCCCGAACGGAAACGATGCGGGCAACTTCGCCTGCAACCAAGCAGTTGATGCGGGCCACGTGATACCCGTTGTGTTCGTCAAGTCTGTCTCCCCCAGAAACAACCAGGAAGCGCCGACCTTCACCGAGACGGAGGTCGCCTACACCATGAACACCTGGGATGAGAGGCACAATCCCCCCAAGCACATGGTCGTCCAGACAGAGGCGATCGCCTTCCAGCTCAACGGCGACCGTGACTCCCCTGGCGTTTCCGTTTCTCCAGACACCGCCTTCTGTCTCCCCGCCAACCCCATGTCGGACAGGAGCCAGGCCGTAGCGATCGCAATACAGGATGTGACTGGTCGCGACAAGAAGCAGAACGGCAAGGGCTACAGCGAGGACGGCGTCAGCTACACTCTCGACGCCGCAGCAACACAGGGCGTGGCTATAGCAATACAGCCCCCAAATCCGTCGCACCGACCCATCGGCATGATCAACATGCAGGGTTCCAAGAGCAACGCAGTCGCTCAGGAGGACGGCCCCTCCTACACGCTCGCCGCAATGCACGGCCACGACGTCCATGCGGTCGTGTACCCCGTGTGCTTCCAGCAAAACACTCGCGACGAGGTGAGGCTGGTAAACGGCGACGGCCAGATAGCAGGCGCCCTCATGGCAGAGCCTGGGATGAAGCAGCAGAACTACGTCGCCGTACCACCGATGAGGAACGTAGTTGCCTTCCACCCCACCCAAGACCCTATATCTTCAACCGATGGCTCAACCCACACGATGGGCACGGGAACCACAGGAGGCTACGCCACCGTTGCCGTGGCCTACGAAGTGCCCTGCGGGGCGGGAGCTTCGGTCATATCCGTGGGCGCCGACTGCTACAACTGCTCCCTCACGGGCGATGTGGCCATGACGCTAAAGGCCGGCCAGGGTAACCCGGCCGTCAACCAGCCTACCGTCATCCAGAAAATGATGATTGGCACCGACATGTACAATGGGTCGATAACCGGCGATGTGGCCTGCACCATGACTGCGCATGGGTCGAACCCGAGCTCCTCTGGCCCCACGGTAATGGAGGTTGTGATGCGACAGCTTTCGCTGGGAACCGACGTCTACAACGGCGCGATAACCGGCGATGTGGCCTGCACGATGACGGCGACTGGATCCAGCCCGAATGCCTCTGGCCCGACGGTGATGGAGATCGCCCCAATCACCGTTCGCGAGACGGGCTTCGTAAAGTGGATTGAGGACGACGTATCCAACACGCTCAGGAGGCGCGAGAACTCTGGGATTTTCGTGATCGCCCCCCAGATAGACGGGCCCATCGGCAGCTTTCAGCAGAACAGCATGGACGGTCGAGGCACTCTCGGATTCGACGAGGACACCAAGGTCACAAGGCCGGTCAAGCCCCAAGCCGACCACCAGATGGTCGTGTACAAGGTGGAGGAGCAGCACCCCATAGTGTTCAGCTCTAACATGAGCGTCCCCGACTGCTGCACAGAAGGCGTCAGCCCGACTTTAAAGCTTGGCGGCCATGGGGGAGGCAACCCCCCTGCCGTGGCCATGCAAAGTGCCGAGTCAGTGGCTTACACGCTGCGAAGCGACGCGAACAGGGATGGCAAGGCCAAGACCCCCAGCCCGGACGCCGAGGGCAGAGTGAGGCTTCGCGATCCTGGATTTAACTTCAACGAGGAGATAGCACCCACTATGGACGCAACCCAGCCGCATTCAGTTTCTTATGGAATGGTCGTGAGGAGGCTCACGCCGATGGAGTGCGAGAGGCTTCAGGGATTCCCAGATAATTACACCGATGTTGAGTATAGAGGCAAGCCAGCCGCAGATGGCCCAAGATATAAGTCCTTGGGCAACTCGATGGCGGTAAATTGCATGCAGTGGCTGGGCGAGCGGATACAGAGCGTGGAAAACGCGATTGGGAGCTCTCCCGGCGCCTCAGGCAACCTTACTGAAGTGCCAGTCGCTTGCAGGGAGGTCAGCCCGACCATCACGGCCAAGATGCAGGGATCAAGCGGCTGGGCGCCCTATAACGAGGCTGACCATCTCACCCCCGTAGCCAAAGTAGAGAAGAAGCCAAGGGCCAATTAAACATGGAGCCCGTGGCGTTCACTTGCAGCTCCCAGGCGAATAGCTACGCCTGGGAGCGTTGCTTTGCGCCGACGCTTACTGCCCAGCAGCCAAGCGACAGCAGCAACCTCCAGATCGGCGTGAGGGACGGCCACATCCTTCGCAGGTTCACGCCCCTGGAGTGCGAGAGACTACAAGGCTTTCCCGACGGCTACACCATGATCCCCTACAAGGGAGGCGCGCCAAGCGACCAGCTTCGTTACAAGGCGCTAGGTAACAGCATGGCAGTAAACTCAATGGCCTGGTTGGGCGAGCGAATTCGCGAGGTGGAGGCGCGCGTGGAATCCAGCGACTTGGTACTCATGGATCAGGGTGGCAGCGTCATCAATGTCAACATGGACGGAACCACCGGCACTCTCCGTCGCGAGATGCACGGTCATGAGCCGGTGATTATTTGCAAAGATGCAGAAGGTTGTATGGCAGTTCGTAGGGTGACTCCGTTAGAATGCGAGCGGCTTCAGGGTTTCCCAGACGGACACACGAATGTGCCTTTCAGGGGCAAGGTCGCCTCTGACAAGCCCAGGTATCAGTCGCTAGGGAATTCGATGGCTGTCAATTGCATGGCCTGGCTGGGCATGCGCATTCAAGCCGTGGAGGATTCTTCCCGCACGGCATAACAGAGAAGGGAGTTCTCATGCTGGTTGTCCAAAGGAAAATCAACGAATCCATTATGATCGGAGATGACGTTCAGATCGTGGTGCTTGAGGTCACGAACGGGAAGGTCAGGATCGGCATCAAGGCCGATCGCTCCGTACCAGTCCATCGGCAGGAAGTGTACGACCAAATCAAGAAGGTGGGCAACTACGACCCCAAGTCTGACGCCCTTGATCGCGAAAAAATAAGCAAGGTGATCGATCGCTATGACTGATCGCTCACACGGCGCTTTCCGTGACTGCATGGGGGCGCTGTTCAATCACTTCAACTCCAATATTTTTGGAGGCGCCATAGGCCGCCCAAGCTCCCTGTACCTAGACCCTTCCAAGGGTTTCACTTGCAGGTGGCAGGCGGCCAGTGGCTCGATAGTCGCCGGGGCTGCTGCAGTGCTCTCCTGTGTCGACTTCCATGTCGACTACCTACATGAGTTGGTCCACCTGCTGCGATTCCAGCGCGACGGGGTTGTGTCGGGCCACTACCATGACAGGTTCTTCGCTAATGAGGCCTGCTCAGCTGGCCTTTTCGTCCAGAGGCATCCGACTCACGGTTGGTCCTTGACGACTCTTGAGTTACCAAAAACGCAGGAGAGGTTTATACGGCCCAGCGACGGCGCGAGGGAGAGGCTTGCTCTTGTGTTACAGACTTCTCCTATGGGTCAGTCTTGGCAAGCTTGCGCTTCGGAGGTCGGCTCGGCAATAAGGCAGCAGATGCCGTCCAAGAAGTTTCTTCTCAAGTATGTGTGTGACTGCCCACCTCCCCACAACAGCATCCGGTGCGGCAGGCGGCCAGGCAGTCCGCAAGCTCCAGATATCACTTGCAATCGTTGCGGCGGATGCTTCCGCTGTTCTAGTTCCTGACTCCTATCTTGCTTTTCGGGTCGATCCTCTTCACTACATGCACGTATACCGTGTAGATGAAAACTGTCGTGACCGTAAACTCCAGAAAACCGCCGATCAACTTTCCGATCTCTATTTCCAAACCTTGAGCAGGCACGAACAGGAGGTTTCTCCAGTCGCCTCCCGTGGCGGAAACAAGGTAGTTGATGAATGGCATCAGCAGAGAGTCGGAGAGCGTGGCGACGAATTTCTGGACTACCTGAGCGAGGATCAGGGTCAGGGCCATGGCGAACATGTTCTGACCAAACGCGAACTTCTTGTAGTCGTCAATTTGTTTCCAAACCGCCTCTTTGTCCAAGAACGCCTTGTTTTCCCTATCCTCCGACATGCCCCCTCCATGCCAGAAAGAGAGTAAAATTTTTCTCCGGTCGCGACGAACTGGTTTACACGGGACTAACGCCGTGAGTAGTATCTGAACGACAAGGAGTCAGCCGTGGCAAGAATCATCTTCCCGCCCAGGCCCAAGAGCAGAATGCTCCCCAGCGAGCTTCCATACTACGAGTCCACCGGAGAGTGGGTGGCGCAGAGGAAGTTCCGTGGCAGCCGCTGTGTGATCTACATCGACAAGGACCGCTCCGTCACCATTGGTAGCAGGCATGGCAAGCAGTTTTCCAGGTTCACGCTCACGGAGGAGATGAAAGAGCAGATTCTTGGTTCCTTGCACCTTGAATCCGGCAAGGCCTACTGGCTAGACGGCGAGCTTATGAACAAGGACGTCGATGCGACCAACGAGGTCGTGCTTTTCGACGTGCTTCAAGCTGGCCGATACCTTTTCGGCTTTCCCGACCAGATGCGCCGCCTTGAAATCCTCCGTGAGATCTGCGGTGCGCCCACCAAGCTCTGCCGATCCGGGCTGGCGCTTGAGGTTGCCCCGAAGCTCTGGATGGCCCAGACGTTTGACCATGATTTTGAGGCAAGGTTCAAGGAGGCAGTAGATGTTGACCAGCTCGAGGGCCTCGTGCTGCGCAAGAAGTCCGCCAGCCTAGACGGATTCGGCGACAAGGAGTACGAAACCAACAATCTCATCCGTTGCAGAAAGCCCTTTGCTCAGGACAAGGGCTATAGGTTTTGACCATAGGCATATCTTCATGGAGGTTAAGCATGTCAAGGACACAAGAAGGCACTCGCAGGGCAAGAAAGCTCCCCGCCGGCACCAAGCACCTGTATGGCAACCTGTACATCATTCCGTTTGCGTCGATCAAGACTCCCGATCCCGATGAGTCCGGTGGGCGAGCTTATGTCTTTAAGAATCCCCGCATGAACACGGAGAGGGGCCAGGCTGATCTTCTCGACAAGAAGCTTAGTGAGGAGCTCAGGCAGAGCATCAAGAAAAACACGCTGCTCAACCCCCTCGTCTGTAGGTGGGTCAAGCAGGGCGACGAGTCGGTGCCCATGGTCATCGGCGGGGACAGGCGCTACAGGTGTCTGGAATACCTGATCCGCAAGAAGGAGGAGGTGGCAGACCCACGCGCTCTAGCCAACGAGGATGGATTTTGCAATTTCTCTACGGCCCCTGCCGACAAGGCCTACGAGTTCGTTGCTTGCCAGGTTTTCGCAGTAAACGACGATTTGGAGGCTCTCGCCCTTTCATGGGCAGAGAACAAGTCGCGCATCAACCTGACAGATGGACATGAGGTAGCCGAGGTCATCAAGCTCAGGGACAGCGATGCTACCGATGCACAGATCATGTCTGTCTTGCAGAGGGACGGTCGGTGGCTGGCGTCTACAGACAGGCTTATAGCCTCGCTGGACGCCATGACCTTGGCCGACCTTATGGAGGGTAGGCTGGATCGCGACTCGGCAGAGCGACTGGCCACTATCGATGACCTGTCAGTAAGGTCGCAGGTGCGGGACCTCGCCACAGAGAGCGCAGAGCACGCGCATCGCAGGAGGCTCTCCTCCATAAACAACCGCATCGTCCAGGCCATCGAGAGGGAGGAGCTTGCGGAGGGCCAGCGCGCCCTCACCGAGGACGATGACGAGAGGCTGGAGGCAGAGCAGGAGGCCGATTCGGCTCGCGCCGAGGTGGAAGCCGCAAGGAGGGAGAGGGATCGCTCTAGGCCCGTGATCAATTCCCGCAATGTCCGTGAGGCGCAGGCCAGAGTTGAGGGCAGAAGGAGCAACAAGAGGCTCAGCGAGGAGTGCATTCGCGAGGGCAAGGCCTACTTGGCGGACATAATTCGCAGAAACGGCCGGTGCCCCGACGGAACCTTCCAGGCCCATGTCGACGCACTTAAGCTCGCCATGCGGATACTGGAGGAGAACATACTCGACAACGAGTCCGACTTCTCTGCCACGCTACGCAGGCATTATTCGGCTTAACTTCTGGTCGGGCTGTGGGCCGACACTCGGCCTACAGCCTGGTCACCCTCGCCCCGGCAGTTGCGGGGTGGTCCAAGTCCAAGGTCGACCTGCCTAGGTCGAAGAACGCAGGCTCTCTGCCCTTCATTCCTATGTTCGCCCCATGCGTGTCCTGCGTGAGGAACCCCGTGTCGTCTTGTATCTTCTTGATCTTCTCCAGAAGCTTCTGGACAAGATTGATGGTAGGCTCGTCGTCCTTGTATTTCTTGGGCAGAAACGAAGCCACCAACGGCAGCAGCGAAGACGCGTTCGACCTCAACAACCCTGGGTTCCTGTCTAGGTAGTCGTAAATCGCTTGGCCGGCAACCCTGTGCCTCTTGGTCACGTCCGTGCTAACTTTCTGCTGGACGATGGCATACAGGGGCCTATTTCTCCCATATTGGTCTAGGTTCACGGATACCATCTTCACGTCTATGACCTTTGACAGGTTGGGCGAGTCGTAGCCCTTGACCACGGCGGCCGCATCGGCCTCTTTCTTGTCTGTCGTGAACTTGACCACGTGGTCGCCAGCAAAGTAAGCCCTTCCTACTCCGCCCGCCTTGGGGTCGCGCAAAGGCTCGTTGATGCCAAGGGAGTGGAGCCACGAATTGAACTCTGGCTTGGAAATTGCCTCTGTCGCCCACTCTTCAGGAAACGCAGCTTCATTGACAAGGCCGTGTAACAGCTCATGTCTTAAAAGCTCGCCGAATTTTATCCAACTTCTGAAATCCATCACTGTTATTTACCCTGTTGCACATAAATACTTCGATGATTCAAGTTTGTCCCACCTGCGGCCATGAACTAACCGAGCAACTCAAGGATGGTTTGACGCATTGCTCGCATTGCAATCACATAATCGACAGCAGTGATCTGAACAAACTGCTTTCTGCGGCATGGCAGGTTCGCAAGAGCCACTGGTCCCTGGAGCAGCTCAAGGCAAATGCCAGACTCGATGACGACTTTGCGATTCTGGTTTACACTTTCGTCGCTGAAAACTCATATTCGCACGAGGAGTTCAGCAGGCTTCTCAAGCGCCTGGGCGTGGCAAACAAGTCCTATGTGAACTATGGCGGGGTGAGGTCGTGAAGCTCGGCGAGATGCTCTCGGTAAGGTGGGTCTTCGGGCCACCATACAACTACGACAAAAAGGTGTTCATAACATCCTTCGAGGAGGTGGAGTCTGCTTTGGCCGAGAGGGTCAAGTCCGCCCCCGATGAGTTGTGGGTGGTCTACTACATGCCAGATGGCGCCCAGGCATTCATGCTTTCAAGGCCAGTTCCGACAGACATGGGCGTGTCCATCATGACCTCAATGAAGTGCGACGATGACTACGTCAGGCTTTGCTTGGCTATGCGAGCGTACTTTGCGAATAACGCGTCGAAGAACAAGTTTTGGATGACGGCAGGCAACGGGCCATCAGATCCACAGCTGGAGGTGAGGCTCCGTGGATATGATGGGCAAGTGAAGAAGGATTTTCGCTACTTCCAGTGCTAAGCAGTTTCGGCGGATATTTGGCCGATGGGAGCACGGCTGTCGAGCGCCTCTCCCGTTAGCTCCGAACGAAGAACAGTAACTTTTTTGTCGGCCTCGATTCCGATCCTGACCTTGTTCCGGTTGTCGATCCTCACGACGGTAATCGTGATATCCTCCATGCCGGGCTGCCTCAAGATGATAGTCTGGTCTTTTTTTCGGCTCAAAACCAACATAACTGTCTCCTTGTATTATCCTTGCGTCAAATCACAGACACTTAAGCGACCCAAAGGTCATTCCTCAATATTAAAGCAGTCGATGGGCAAAATTTTGTAGGGGTATTGAAATTTGTGTTTGTGGCTTTACAACTACGATCCCCCGTCGTAATATCACTTCATACCAGCGAGTTTTGGCCACGCAGGCCGAGGATTAGGGGCTGAGCCCCGCAACCAAGAGGGTGACATGACCACAGAGTGGAAAGAGAAGCTGGCAGTATGGGAAAAGAAGGTTTCTTTGCTTAAGGAGCTCATCGCTCTGGAAGAAGAGCATGGCGATGTAGAGTCGACGGATGCTTCGCCACGAAAAGCCCCCAAGGCAGCTAGGCCAAAAAAGCCCGCCAAGGCAAAGGAAAAGCCTGCCGCCAGCAACTACCGAGGCAAGGAAGTCAGCCTGCCCGAGTTGCTTGAGCGAATCGGCGCGCAGCACAAGAGGAGCTTCCGCTACGAGGAGTTGGCGGTCCTGGTCAAGGCCGCAGGCTACGCCAGCGAGAGCGAGAACTTCAACAACATGATCTACCAGGCTCTTCAGAAGCTCACGAAGCGTGGCTCTTTCGTGAAGGATCCCGATACAAGGTTGTATCGGTACGTTGGTCGTAAGTCCCAGTAAGGGAAAGGAGTTCTAGATATGGCTATAACAACCAAGGCATCAAGGATCAGGTCGATCATCAAAGAGATCGGCGCAGACAGGCAAAACCCTCCATCCGACTGGAGGCAGAAGGTCGAGGCGACCCTGAAGAAAGAGGGCATTAAAGCCCATATCGTGACCATCTACCAGCAACGGAGCCTGCTGCTGAATGGCGGCAAGAAGGCTAAAAAGCAGGCTGGGGTCATAAACGCGCCTGTAACTGTTCAGCAGGTGCTTGCCATCAAGAGCGTGGTGAAGCAGCTTGGCAGCCTCAGCTCCGTCAAGAGCGCCATAGAGGTCTACGAGGCGATAGCCACCAACTGACCCAAAGTTAGTTTGAAACGAGAGAGGCGCCCCAGTGGCGCCTCTTCTTTTTTTTATCCTCGCTATCTTTTATACTTCTGGCTTACCAGAGGGCCTTTTGCGAGGTGGATATTGGCTAGAAAAAAAACGCCAGTCTGTGATTTCTGCTCCAGAGGCGCAAGCTTGGTGGGCACACTCATAGAAGGTCCTGCCCACAAGGGCAAGTCTGCGACCTCAAGAAGCTACATTTGCGCCGGCTGCGTGGCCTTGTGCCAGATGGTCTTGGAGGACAAGGAGTCGGAGCACGTCCTCTTGCCGACTATGGTGGTATCCCCCCGTATGATCGTCGAGCACCTCGACAGATCGGTCATAGGGCAGGAGAGGGCCAAGAGGATACTTGCCGTTGCTGTGAGCAGCCACTACAAGAGGTTGCACAGCAAATCCAAAGGTCTTGCCGACCCATACAGGGAAGTTAGGATCGAGAAGTCCAACATACTGATGATCGGCCCTACTGGGTGCGGCAAGACCTGCCTCGCCAGGAGCCTTGCCGAGATCATGCAGGTGCCATTCTCAATCGGTGATGCGACCACTATCACGGAGGCCGGCTACGTGGGCGAGGACGTGGAGAACCTCGTGCTCAAGCTGCTCAGGGCCGCCGACATGAACGTCGCCAAGGCGCAGACGGGCATCATCTTCGTGGACGAGATAGACAAGATAGCCAAGAAGACCCAGGGAGTTAGCCTCACGCGCGACGTTTCGGGCGAGGGCGTTCAGCAGGCTTTGCTGAAGATTCTCGAAGGCACAAATTGCAATGTGCCTCCCCAGGGCGGCAGGAAGCACCCGGAGCAGCAATACATCCAGATCGACACCACCGACATACTATTTGTCTGCGGAGGAGCGTTCGTGGGCCTCGAAGAAATTGTTCAGAGGAGGCTCGGGGCTTCGCGCATGGGATTCAGGAACGACTCCTCTCCCTCGGAGATCAGCATAGAGATGGTCACATCGGAGGACCTTATAGAGTTTGGCTTCATCCCCGAATTCGTAGGTCGCCTTCCTGTGCACGCCACCCTCAAAGACTTGGACGAGAGCGCCCTCGTGTCCATTCTGACGGAGCCAACAAGCTCAATAGTCAAGCAGTACAAGAAGATTTGCATGATGGATGGCGTGATACTGGACTTCACCGAAGGCGCGCTGAGGCTCATTGCCAAGAAGGCCAAAGAGACTAAGATGGGGGCTAGGAGCCTCCGCAGCATCATGGAGGGCTTCATGACCGACATCTTATTCGAGTGCCCCGATAAAGCGGGGAGCTCAATAGTTGTCGATGAGGCAATAGTTCATGGCGAACCGGCAAGGTTCATCGCATAGGGGCAATAAATGCTTCGCATCATAGGCGATGTCCACGGGAAGATCGGCAAATATCTAGCGCTGGCTAGGGAGTCCGATATGTCCCTCCAGGTGGGCGACCTCGGCTTTAATTACAAAATGCTTCATGACTTGCCTGTGGCCAGCCATAAGGTGGTGGCTGGCAACCATGACAACTACTCCGTCGAGGACGGTAGGTTTTTCATGCAAACGGCTCATTTCTTGGGCGACTTCGGCACACACAACTTTCCCGGCATCGGCGACATATTTTTCGTAAGGGGCGGCAGGAGCATCGACAGGGATCAAAGAACTCCTATGGTCGATTGGTGGCCCGAAGAGGAGCTGTCGGCAGATAAAAGGCATGAGGCTTTACTAGAGTATAGCAGAGTCAAGCCGGACATAGTGGTAACGCACGAGTGCCCTGCCTCAATCATCGGCCATGTCAGCAGGATTAGCAGCTGGAATGGCTCGCCGATAGAGCCCAGCGATACATCAAGGCTTTTGGACTCTATGATGGAGTTGCACTCGCCAAAGCTTTGGTTTTTCGGGCACTTCCACAACTCTTGGCGTTGCAAGCTGTTGGGTACTGAATTCATGTGTCTGGACGAGCTTGAGTCTTTCGATCTGAAGTAGGACAGAAGGTCTTAAGGGGCTGATGTGAATTACAAAGTAGCAACCTGCTTTTCCGATGATACCTGGCAGGCGCACGGCCCGTCTTGGTTGCGTCATGCAAAATTCGCAGGACTCAAAGGGTTTTTGGTTGGCCTAGGCCTGTCAGAGGATGCTTCGCGATCCGTCACAGAGATGGGTTTTGAGTACATCGGCCTCCCTATGCAGCCGAGGATGCGCGCCGATGTCTTCCAGTCATTCGCCGTCAAGCTTGAGAAGGGCGAATTCTGCCTGTGGACGAGGCCAAACGCCAAACCGCATGCAGGGCTACAAACAAACATGGATGTGTTGGTCGGAACATCCAAGGCCAGCGTGGATGATCTATGCCAATCTGTCATCAACCTATATGACAGGGTCGCCATGGCCGCATCAATTGAGGACAGGGTCGTCCATACGTATGGGGGCGTACTCAGCACGGAGTACATTCTCGGCAGTCGCGAGTTTTGGGTTGGATTCTCGGGCTGCCACTCTTACCTCGGGAGCAAGGAGTACATAGATCAGTTGCTGCCTTGCGAGGATCTCGTGTTGAACTTTTTCATAGCATTTGCCAACTCATTCTCAATTGAGGTTGCCCCCTACAAAGAGGGCTGACCAAGAAACCAAAGGCCACCAACAATGAGCAAAGTCCTCTTCGTGTACGGAACCCTAAAGCAGGGTTTTCCAAATCACCCACACATTTCGTCTGAAAGATACCTGGGCGTAGCTCTCACATCCCCAAAGTACGAGATGTACCGCTATGGCAGCTATCCCGCCCTTTTGATCGGTGGCGAACAGCCTACGGGGATTCATGGTGAGCTTTACGAGGTTGGCGACTCATCGCTCGTTAGGCTTGATAAGCTTGAAGGCGTGGACGTGGGCCTGTTCGAGCGCAAGGAGATTGAACTTGCCCAGGTAAATTTGACCAAGTTGCCAGTCGCTCAGTCCTCATACGATTCTATCGCATCGCTTAAAGTCGACGCTTACTTCTTCAAGAAGCCTGTTCAGGGAGCGGCAAACTGCGGTTCGTTCTGGGGCGCCAGATGATTGTTGAGGGCGCCCTGCTGCTCCTTGCCGGCGCGTTCCTGGCAAGTATCTTCTGGGTCATTCGTCACATGGGCGTGCGGAACGAGCTAAGTCTCGTGCAAAGCCGTGCGATCATGGAGGATCTTGAGCTCGCCACGACTGATCAACTGCTCAAGGAGTTTCGAGGTAGGCCAGAAAATGTGTATGTCATACTTACGCCCATAGACAATAAAGAAGAGCAGGGCCTCAAGATAGAGCTCAACAACATATCGGCATATGACGGACTTGTCATGCTGAAGTTGGCCTCGACCATAATTCACAGGGAGATGGAGTCCAGGGGGATGAAAGTGCCAGACCTGGACTCGGACCTTCTTGTGGAGCAGGAAGAGGACGAGGGCGATGATCCAGAAGAGCATGAGGAGTGATGCCAGCATGCGTCGCGCTAAGTTTGTTCTGAACACGATGGTCAAAAACGAGAGCCATTGCATTATCAGGATGCTTTCCTCGGTCGCCCCCTATATCGACTACTGGGTTATCCAAGACAACGGATCTACGGACGGAACCCAGGACATGATCCGCAGCTTCTTCGCAGAGCGCAAGATACCTGGCCAGCTGTATGAGATAGAGTGGAGCGGCATCCCCGGCAAGAACCGTGATCACGCCCTCCAGACATGCAGGGGTATCGACCATGGGTGCGACTGGATTCTTCGCGTCGACTCCGATGAAACCATACAGGTTGACTCTGCCTTCGACTGGTCTGTCTTCGACGATCTTAACGCTATGAGCTTTAACGTTCTTGCGCAGCAAGGCAACTGCAAGTACTACCGGACTTGGATATGGAACGCCAAGCTTCCATGGCACTTCAAGCACGACAAGCGTCATGAGTGCATATACCTTGAGGACTTGGGCGAGGAATTCGAGCGCAGGTCGCTGAATGAGTCCTACCGCCACGTGGTCTACGGCGACGGAAAGACTTGGTCTGACCCCTACAAGTTCATGATCGATGCCCTTGAGCTGGAACGCGATCTCCTGATCAAGGACCAGCTCCACCTAGACCGCTACCACCTGATGTACACGGCGAAAAGCTACCGTGACTACTGCTGCGATTGGAGGAGCAAGTTCCCCCTTGGCGACCCATACAGGATGGAGGCGGCCCGTCGGGGCCTCTTCCTTTTTGAGAGGCTGATGCAAATCCATCATGGTTACCCAGAAAGCAAGCCGACTCACATCGATGAAAACTGCTACATGGTGATGATGTTCTGTGGAGAGCTTTACGAGGCCCTGAAGGACGAGGAAAGCGCGCTCAGGTGCTATCTCCAGGCAGACCCCTTCTGCCCGGAGAGGAACGAGCACCATGTCGCTGCGGCTATGATATACAGGTCCAGAAGCTTGAGGCTCGCATCCGATAACGCCCTGCAATCTAAAGCGCAGGCCGAACTTTTCAGGGACCGGATGGTTCTGGTGATGTCCCCGGAGAGGCGAAACCCATTCCCCAGGTTTGTTGTCTTTCTCGACACTAACTGCTACTACGACTCCAGCGACCAACCCTCCAAGCTTTATGCCGAGGCCGTCGCCATGACCTCTTAATACCTAATCACGAGAATGTTGTGCCTGTTGAGCTTGGATGGGTCCCTGACGTCCCTTTGGCGGACCTTCTTGCCTACCATCTCCATGCGCTGGATCATCACGCGCTGGGCCTGCTCCGAAAGCGGCATGAAAAAGCTAGGCTTGGCGCTCGCCAATTGTCCGTAGTCCGGACGAAGGGGATTTAGAACGGGTTCCTCAACCTCTTTAAGCTCCATCGTCGAGGTCACGAAGCAGGATCGCTCCTTGTTATAAAATGGCGTAACGTCTATGAGCCTGTCCGAGGCCCTTATGACTGAATGGTCGGTCATCTCCAGCACGCCGTTGGCCGTGACCTCCACCTTGAATCCACGAACCGATTGGCCGCCGAAGTGCGATGCAAGGTCGGCGCAGTTCTGGTGCGATCTAGACTTGGGTGCTCCAAGCGGGATGACTTGAGCGAACTCAATCTGCCCGTCGGTCACCAGCCTGATCGCCTCTAGCGCATCCTGGTCATCGGTTTTGGGCAGCGCGTATCCCATTTCGTCGAACTCATATCCATCGCGACCTGGTCGCTCCTCGCGCTTACGTGGGGACTTGGACATTATTTCCCATAGGTCTTCCATCAAGATGCCCTTGAAAGTACGACTACAGCCTCTACTGCGAGGGCCATGGTGTTGATAGAGTAGTAAGGGGTAATCTTGGAAACTATCTCGTGGACTCTCAGTGGGTCGTAGTAGAAGACCATGCTATTGTCGAACCTTATATCCGCCTGTTGGACTGTCAGGGTGACTCCAACTCGTCTCTTGCAGAGTTCGAAGCATCTCTTTAATGCCTTCTGCAAGTAGTCATACTGTGATGCAGAACTCTCTAGGTCCGCCCTCAAGTTGAAGGTGCCGAGAGCAGTCACAACGTCGGCCTGTTCCAAGTCAAGCTCAAAGAAGTCCCCGATAAGGAATCTTGGCCTAGGCTCTGGGAGCCTCCTGGCCGAGTCCTTCTTGATCGCCTTGGATATCGCCTCGCCACTCAGGTCCACGCCTGTGTAGGCGAGGCCGCCCATGCGCATCTTAAGCGTTGCGCCAAGGTCGCCATGTCCGCAGCCTATGTCGAGAACTGATGTGTGGGGGTGAACCATTCCCGAAATAATTGAGAAGCTTGCGTACTGCTGCTCCTCATCCAGGTAAAGGCTCGCCCTCCATGACTCGTCATGCTTGGCTGATGCGGCATCAAAAATTGACCTTATGTCATTACTGTTCACTTGCCCTCCGGCTTCTGCTGTGGGGCATCGCTGTCTTTCTTGCTCATGGCGTTCGCAAACTCCTTGATGGCCGTCTTCACGTCCTCCTGGCCCGACAGTATGTTGTTGATCGCCTTCATGTATTCCTCACGGCCCTTCGCCACGCCTTGTCCGTAGCCCTTCTCAAAGCCCATCTCCTCCATGAAGTTGCTCTGCTCAAGGCCCCTCTGGTATCCGGCATGCCATATCGCGCTTATCTGGGACTGCTGAGGGTCTACCTTCTGCACAACTGCGTTGATGCCCTCGTTGTAGCCCTGCATCCTCGCCAGCTCCATCTGGTTCTGGTCGTATGAGTTGAACCTTGTCCACATCATCTCGTTGACCATGTCGTTGTTGATCCGGCTGCGCTTCGTCTCGATCTCCGCCATGTAGTTCGACTTGGTGGCGACGTAGGCCAGATATCCGTTGGCTCCGACTGAGCATGCAAGTATGGCCGCAAGCGTGAAAACTGCCGTCTTCATGATCCATCTCCTTGGATTGTGCGCCGTGTTCAGGCGCGAAAATTGACGAGGAACTCTTGCTCTATACCATGGAACGCACCAAGGAGGAAGACTTTTTGGCTTTGATTGGCAAGGTTGCGTGTCGATCAGCACAAACCGCAGTCCAGCCTTCTCGACGCAAAGCACGGCCCTGCTTTGCGACCTGAGCGCGCTTCTCGCGCACATACCCATGCTGCTGGACATATTCGTCTTCAGCCAAACAGGCGCCCCTTTCCTGTCCCTTGATTCCTTAAAGACCACAAACATGATCGCCCTCCTAAAACAAAAATGAATACCAGAGCCCCAGTCAAAGAATCAAGTTTTTCACCCAAAAGCGCAAATTTAAGCTTTTTATGCTTGACCCGGGATTGTATTCGGACGAATGTTGAATGCAAGGAGGTGCGCGATGGAAAGAATCAAGGCAGTGAGGAGAGTGCAGTTTTTCGGTGCCCCGGGCACTGGTAAGAGCGTCTTGGCCCACGAGGCCCTGACCTACTTCAAGAAGGCGGGTATGAACTGCGAGATCGTTCTGGAACTCGCTCGCGAGTGGGCATATATCAATCGTGGCATACAGAGCATGGATCAGATATATCTGTTTGCATCACAGATGACAAGGGAGGACAGTCTGCTCAGCAGGGAGAAGGTTGACTTCGTCATCACCGACTCGCCGCTTCTGCTCAACTGCTGGTACTCCCGAAACCAGAACCCGGTCTTCTGGGAGTCTTTAAGGCCCTTGGTGCAGCTTTTCGACCAAAGGTTCCAGCCCATCAACTTCTTCTGCCCGATCAACAAGTCCTACAAGTTTCATCAGGAGGGCAGGCATTTCCCAGAAGAGGAGTCGATATCGATCTCGCATTCCATGCGCGATTTGGT